AGTTTTTAACTCAGGTGGCACTGGAAGAGTAGGAACTACAGGAGATAATGGTAACTATCAGCAACACCTGAGGTGTCCCTGTACAATTACTCTTATGGAGGTAGCAGCATAATGGCAACTTTAAACACAACAAACATTAAACATGCTTCCTCTGGTTCTAACAATATTGTTTTAGCTGCTAACGGAAGTGTAAACATACCAACTCTTACAAGTAATAGTACTCTTGGCCTAGTTCGTCAACATAAAATTCTAAGTAAAACTACTAAGTCAAGTACTACAAGCACAACACCGGGAATTATTCCAGATTTTTCTATAACTATTACTCCAACTGCTAGTGATAGTATTATGGTTATAGAAGCAAATATGTATTTAAGTATAACAACTCATGTAATTAGTACAAGAATAACTAACGGTTCAACTATACTAATACAACCAGCACAATACGATGGTTATGATGATGGAAGTAGCTCTTATTATGTATCTAATGAAGATCGAATGACACAGCAACACATTACAGCTTTTGAAACTGCTGGTAATACTAACGCTAGAACTTATAGTGTTTATTGGCGTGTTTCTAGCGGGACTGCTTGGATAAACAGATATAGAGCAAGTGATTCATATAATGGAGTATCAATTTTAAGAGTAACGGAGGTAGCACCATAATGGCACTAACACAGATAACAGGTGGAGACGGAATCAAAGATAGTTCTATCAAAGAAGCCGATCTTAATATAGACAATACTCCTACGAATGATTATGTACTGACTGCTAAGTCCAGTGCAGCTGGTGGCCTTACATGGGCTGAAGCTGCTGCTGGTGCTAGCGGCGGTGGGTCGGACAAGATCTTTTGGGAGAACGGCACTACAGTAACAACTAGCTACACGATTACTAATAATCATAATGCTGGTACGTTTGGGCCAATCACAGTAAACTCAGGAGCTACAATAACTGTAGGTTCTGGCGAGACATGGACAATTATTTAACATGCCAGTAATTATAAACGGAACAAGCGGAGATATATCAGCTTCAAGTTTGACAGGTGTAGATACAGGTAAAATTTTGCAAGTAAAAAATGCAATTAAAACTGATACGCAATCAGTAACTAATGATAATAATGGTAATTTTACAGATGTTACTGGACTTTCACTTTCTATAACACCTAGTTCATCTTCAAATAAAGTTTTATTTAGAGGATATGTAGCAATGAGTTGCGTGGCAAACTCAACTTTGGCTATAAGGATTTTTAGAGATTCAACAGAAATAGGAAAGTCAACAGCAGATAGTACCGCAGCTAACAATAGTACTGCCACCGCTAAGTGTCTTAATGTTAGTACTAGCACAATAACGAACGCTATGTACCAGTTACAGTTTGAAGTTTTAGATTCGCCAAACACAACATCAGCTACAACTTATAAAGTTAAGTTTGCAGAAACACATCTTCATAACTATGTAAGTGTGACTGCTTACATCAACAGACCACATACAGGTATGAATGCAGATAATCATGGTGTTATCTCGTCAATTACAGCAATGGAGGTAACAGCATGACCGTAAAATTAGTCGGATCTACCTCTGGGTCAGTATCCTTACAGGCTCCAGCATCAACATCTGGTGGTGCACATAGAGTCTTAACTTTACCAGATGAAGACGGTACACTTTCTACGGGCGGTGGAATAGTAAAAGCCGCCGTAAGAAGATACTCTGGCATGGCACAAACAACTGGAATAGGTAATGCAGGTTTTACACAAATTGATAAAGCATACGTTGATATAACACCAACCAGTGCAAGTAATTATATAAAACTTGGAGGATTATTTACTTGGGATGGGTCAGATACAGAGAGTCAATATAGTTTTAGATGGAAAAAAGTTATAACAGGTGGTTCAACAACTAGTATAGATTCTTCGGTGGCATCAGGAAATAGACCAGCTATTACTTACAAAGATATAGGTAATGGTGGATTAGTTTCTTTGCAACTAAATTCTATATTTGATTTATCAGGTACAACTTCAAGTATTAGATACTACTTAGAAGTTTTTTGTGATGGAGCGAATCAAACTCTTTATTTAAATAGAACTCATGCTGATCTTAATGACCCTAGAGACGAAAGAGGTGCATCTTATTTCAGTGCTGAAGAAATAAATAATTCTATTTTTACTTACACTAACGAAACTTAAATTTTTAACAACAATGGCATTAGATCATGAAGCAATCTACTCTGCTTATGCAGGCACAGTAGTATCAATAGACGACTCCGCAGGAGCGTTTGACAAAGATGGTAAGTCAGTAACACTTGACAACACCAAAGTAGCAGCAGCTCGCAAAGCAATAGACGATGCAGCGGCAGCAATCAAATATAAGTCTGACAGAGCAGCAGCTTTCGCCTCAATAGGTGACCAGCTCGACATGCAGTATTGGGACGCAGTAAACGGAACTACTACATGGAAAGATCACGTTGCAAAGGTAAAGGCAGATAACCCAAAACCATAGGAGGGTAAACAATGTCTCGAATAATCGTAGACTCAATACGTAACTCGTCAGCTAGTTCTGACGGGATTACGCTTAGTTCAGATGGTAAGGTAGCGTTTCCTAATACAAGTACAGGTAAAATTCTTCAAGTTGTACACGCATTTAAAAATGATTCTTTTTCAGATACTTCTGGAAACTGGACGGCTATGTCAGGTATGTCAGTAACCATAACAGCATCTTCTACTTCTAACAAATTATTATTTAATTGTGATTTGTGTTATGGTACAAACTCTCTACAAGTATTTCGTGTACGATTATACGATGGTACAAACGAGATAACTGCTTCAAGAAGTACAGCATCATCAACAGCTAATAATAATGGTTGGCTTGCTGATTATAACAAATTTAATGGTGGTGCTTCTGACCTTATAACAAATATATCTGGATCATATATTCACACCCCTACTGATACCAATTCTCATACTTATAATTTATATGGTTATGCAGCTGGTCATGGTATCTATCTAAACAGACGAGGGTATGGTACAGATTATGGAGGTACTTCAAGCTTCTCAGTTATGGAGATAGCAGCATAGAACTGCCTACCATCAAACTGCCTGATGCAGTACAGTTGCAAACCCCATCATTACCTCTACCTACAGCAAATGTTCCCTCATATCAACCTTTGGTCGTACCTCCGAGCGATTTACGAAGACCCGAAGGTACAAAAGAGGTACAAACAACAGAAAACCCACCCCCAAAAATACACTTTCCGCCCTTACCTAGTATCACTTTACCTTCGCAAGAAGTCCTGATTGCTGCATCGGTTACTGCTGTAACTGCTGTAGCAGCTGCGACTGTTACACAACCTGTAATCAATGCGTTGAAAGATAAAATACAAAAGTTCTTACAAGGCAAGATAAACAAATGGAAACAAAACCGCCAGAAAAGAAAGGCATCCTCAGAAAAATAAAAGAGAATGTAGATGACCATGACGAACAGATGCAAATACTAGGAGCCATGGTGCGTCTAGGCGTAGTAATCTGGTCTGGTTTTATCATCACATTAAACTACGTAGAGTTACCTATGGTCAAAAAGACTGGGGCATCATCGGATATCACGTTCGTTGCTTCAATCTTTACTGGAGCCCTAGCAACCTTTGGGCTATCTACAGGTAACAAGAAGTCAAAAGAAGACAAACCAAAAACATGAAGAAACTAATTCTTCTCTTAGCCCTGTTATCACCCGCAGTAGCAAGAGCTAATACTGTCACCCCTCAGTTTACTACAGGGTCTATGAACAGTACAACTACAACAACTCAAACTATCGTAGAGACAGAGCAAGTGCAAGTCTTCGGTGCAGCCGTAAACACTTGGTCTGGATCTAATATTACAGCAGCAGCAAGTGCTGGTATTAGCGGTGGTGATGCAGTATTTACAGTTACTGACAACACATTACCATGGAGCTTAGAAACAACAACAAGAGCAGCAGGCGTGGTAGAGCAGCGAGATTATACACGCAACTATTCAATAAATTCTACTACTACATCGCTCTCTGTCTTCTCTCAGTAACACCTGTATACGCTGAAGGAGATACAGTTAATAAATCAAATCCTGTGGCAGCAGCTACGGGTAATGTGACGAACCAAGCCGTACAGTTTCAAAACAACGGTGCGTCGTCACGTCAGGTATATGGCCCAAACATACAATGTAATGGGTCTACTATGACGTTTAGTCCATTTTATATGGGCAACGATACAAGACCAGAAGCTGAAGAGAGTTATAACATCAATCAGAACTGGGGCTTTCAAGTTAACTTTATGGTTCCGCTAGATCGTGAAGGTCTGCGGCAATGTAAACGTATAGCTAAACGTCAGGAAGAAAAAATGAGACTAGACTATGAGCTAGTCCGTGCGTTGAAATGTGCAGAACTTAGACAACGAGGCTTTACATTCCATCCCCAGTCAGAGATGGTAGTGCTATGCCAAGATGTCGTACCCATATCTGCCCTACAACCACCTAAAAAGAAAAAGAAATTTTGGCAACGATGAGCACACTATCAGAACAATTTGCGAGAGAAGAAGAAGCTCGTAAAGCAAAGAAAAAACCAAAAGCAAAGCGTGACGAAGCCGGACGTTT